TTAAAACAGCCTGTGGGTTGTTCCCACCCACAGGCCCATTGGGCGCTAGCACTCTGGTATCACGGTACCTTTGTGCGCCTGTTTTACATCCCCTCCCCAAATTGTAATTTAGAAGTTTCACACACCGATCATTAGCAAGCGTGGCACACCAGCCATGTTTTGATCAAGCACTTCTGTTACCCCGGACTGAGTATCAATAGACCGCTAACGCGGTTGAAGGAGAAAACGTTCGTTACCCGGCCAACTACTTCGAAAAACCTAGTAACACCATGGAAGTTGCGGAGTGTTTCGCTCAGCACTACCCCAGTGTAGATCAGGTCGATGAGTCACCGCGTTCCCCACGGGCGACCGTGGCGGTGGCTGCGTTGGCGGCCTGCCTACGGGGAAACCCGTAGGACGCTCTAATACAGACATGGTGCGAAGAGTCTATTGAGCTAGTTGGTAATCCTCCGGCCCCTGAATGCGGCTAATCCTAACTGCGGAGCACATACCCTCAAACCAGGGGGCAGTGTGTCGTAACGGGCAACTCTGCAGCGGAACCGACTACTTTGGGTGTCCGTGTTTCATTTTATTCCTATACTGGCTGCTTATGGTGACAATTGACAGGTTGTTACCATATAGTTATTGGATTGGCCATCCGGTGACTAACAGAGCAATTATATATCTCTTTGTTGGGTTTATACCACTTAGCTTGAAAGAGGTTAAAACACTACATCTCATCATTAAACTAAATACAACAAAATGGGGGCTCAAGTATCAACACAAAAGACTGGAGCACATGAGACCGGGCTGAATGCAAGCGGGAATTCCATCATCCATTACACAAACATAAACTACTATAAAGATGCTGCATCCAACTCAGCCAACAGACAGGATTTCACTCAAGACCCAGGTAAATTTACTGAGCCAGTGAAGGACATTATGATCAAATCGATGCCAGCATTGAACTCCCCCTCTGCCGAAGAGTGTGGTTATAGTGACAGGGTTCGATCAATAACCCTCGGGAACTCCACTATCACAACACAGGAGTGTGCTAATGTTGTGGTTGGGTATGGTGTGTGGCCAGAATATTTGAAGGACAATGAAGCCACAGGCGAGGACCAACCAACACAACCCGACGTGGCCACATGTCGGTTCTACACTTTAGAGTCCGTGCAGTGGATGAAGAATTCAGCAGGTTGGTGGTGGAAGTTACCAGATGCACTTTCACAAATGGGGTTGTTTGGACAAAATATGCAGTACCACTACTTAGGGAGAACAGGCTACACCATCCACGTGCAGTGCAACGCATCTAAGTTTCATCAGGGCTGTCTACTAGTGGTGTGTGTGCCGGAAGCGGAAATGGGATGCTCAAATCTAAACAACACCCCAAAGTTTGCTGAACTTTCCGGAGGAGATAATGCTAGAATGTTCACTGACACCGAAGTGGGGACATCCAACGATAAGAAAGTACAAACAGCAGTGTGGAATGCAGGTATGGGTGTTGGTGTTGGCAACCTGACTATATTCCCACACCAGTGGATCAACCTGAGGACAAACAATAGTGCTACCATTGTAATGCCTTACATCAACAGCGTTCCCATGGACAACATGTATAGACACAACAACTTGACACTGATGATAATCCCATTCGTCCCGCTCAACTATAGTGAGGGATCATCACCTTACGTACCAATCACAGTCACAATTGCGCCAATGTGCGCAGAATACAATGGCCTTAGACTGGCTAGTAGCCAGGGTTTGCCCGTCATGACGACACCGGGTAGCACGCAATTTCTGACTTCTGATGATTTCCAATCGCCATCAGCAATGCCACAATTCGACGTCACACCAGAGATGCAGATCCCGGGTCGTGTCAACAATCTGATGGAAATAGCTGAGGTGGACTCTGTGGTCCCAGTGAACAACACTGACAACAACGTGAATGGTCTTAAAGCCTACCAAATCCCCGTGCAATCCAATAGCGACAATAGAAGGCAAGTGTTCGGGTTTCCCTTACAACCTGGGGCCAACAATGTTCTCAACAGGACTTTGTTAGGTGAGATTTTGAACTACTACACCCACTGGAGTGGTAGTATAAAGCTCACGTTCATGTTTTGTGGATCGGCGATGGCCACTGGGAAGTTTTTGTTAGCATACTCACCACCAGGCGCAGGGGTTCCAAAAAACAGAAGAGACGCAATGTTGGGTACACATGTCATCTGGGACGTGGGTTTGCAATCAAGTTGTGTACTTTGTGTACCCTGGATCAGCCAGACACACTATAGGTATGTGGTGGAGGATGAGTATACAGCGGCAGGGTATGTTACATGCTGGTACCAAACAAATATCATTGTTCCAGCGGACGTTCAAAGCACATGCGACATCTTGTGCTTCGTATCGGCATGCAATGATTTCTCTGTGCGTATGTTAAAGGATACCCCTTTTATAAGACAAGACAATTTTTACCAGGGCCCAGTGGAAGAATCGGTGGAACGCGCCATGGTGCGCGTGGCTGATACGGTCAGCTCAAAGCCTACGAATTCAGAATCCATCCCCGCCCTCACTGCTGCGGAGACTGGTCATACCTCTCAAGTCGTACCCAGTGACACCATGCAAACTAGACACGTGAAGAATTACCACTCAAGGTCGGAATCTTCCATTGAAAATTTCTTGTGCCGATCTGCTTGTGTGTATTACGCCACCTACAATAATAATTCTGAGAAGGGCTACGCAGAGTGGGTTATCAACACCAGGCAGGTTGCGCAGTTGCTGAGGAGGAAACTAGAGTTCACTTACTTAAGGTTCGATCTGGAATTGACATTTGTGATAACAAGTGCCCAGGAGCCCAGTACCGCTACCAGTGTAGACGCACCTGTACAAACCCAACAGATAATGTATGTGCCTCCAGGCGGGCCGGTACCTACCAAGGTTACAGACTACGCCTGGCAAACATCCACAAACCCCAGCGTCTTTTGGACAGAGGGGAATGCCCCACCGAGGATGTCTATTCCCTTCATCAGTATTGGAAATGCTTATAGCTGCTTTTATGATGGATGGACACAGTTCTCTAGGAATGGGGTTTACGGCATTAATACCCTGAACAACATGGGTACGCTGTACATGCGGCACGTAAATGAGGCAGGCCAAGGCCCGATCAAAAGTACAGTTAGAATATATTTTAAACCCAAACATGTGAAGGCGTGGGTGCCCAGACCGCCGAGGCTATGTCAATATGAGAAGCAAAAGAATGTTAATTTCAACCCAACAGGAGTCACCACAACGCGCTCAAACATTACCACAACCGGCGCTTTTGGACAACAGTCAGGGGCTGTCTACGTAGGCAACTACAGAGTGGTGAATAGACACCTCGCCACCCGCGAGGACTGGCAGCGGTGCGTGTGGGAAGATTACAACAGAGATCTTCTTGTGAGTACAACCACGGCACATGGATGCGATATCATAGCCAGGTGTCAGTGCACAACCGGGGTTTATTTCTGTGCGTCAAGGAATAAGCACTATCCAGTTTCCTTTGAGGGGCCGGGTCTTGTGGAGGTTCAAGAGAGTGAGTACTATCCAAAGAGGTACCAATCCCACGTGCTTTTAGCGGCAGGCTTTTCCGAACCAGGGGATTGTGGTGGAATCCTAAGGTGCGAACATGGTGTCGTGGGCATTGTAACTATGGGAGGGGAGGGTGTTGTTGGCTTTGCCGACGTACGCGACCTGCTGTGGTTAGAAGATGATGCAATGGAGCAGGGGGTCAAAGATTACGTAGAGCAACTTGGAAACGCCTTTGGGTCAGGATTCACTAACCAAGTCTGTGAACAGGTTAACCTTTTGAAAGAGTCCCTAGTGGGCCAAGACTCCATCTTAGAAAAATCTCTGAAAGCCCTAGTAAAAATTGTGTCAGCCTTGGTGATAGTCGTGAGGAACCACGACGATTTAATAACAGTGACTGCAACACTTGCCCTCATTGGCTGCACCTCCTCACCATGGAGATGGCTTAAGCAAAAGGTGTCCCAGTACTATGGCATTCCAATGGCTGAGCGCCAGAACAGTGGTTGGCTCAAGAAGTTCACTGAAATGACCAACGCCTGCAAGGGAATGGAGTGGATAGCTATTAAAATCCAGAAATTTATAGAATGGCTCAAAGTTAAAATCCTACCAGAAGTTAAAGAAAAACATGAGTTCTTAAACAGACTTAAACAACTTCCGTTACTGGAGAGTCAGATTGCCACCATTGAGCAAAGTGCACCTTCTCAGAGTGATCAAGAGCAATTGTTTTCTAATGTTCAGTACTTTGCACATTACTGCAGGAAATACGCACCCCTGTATGCGGCCGAAGCAAAAAGGGTGTTCTCCCTTGAGAAGAAAATGAGTAACTACATACAGTTCAAGTCCAAATGCCGTATTGAACCTGTATGCTTGCTCTTGCACGGGAGTCCTGGTGCAGGGAAGTCAGTTGCCACTAACCTGATTGGGCGCTCACTCGCGGAGAAGCTTAATAGCTCTGTGTACTCTCTACCACCAGACCCAGACCATTTTGACGGTTACAAACAACAGGCCGTTGTGATCATGGATGATTTATGCCAGAACCCAGATGGTAAGGATGTTTCTTTGTTTTGTCAAATGGTCTCCAGTGTGGACTTTGTACCGCCAATGGCAGCGCTAGAAGAGAAAGGCATTTTGTTCACCTCTCCCTTTGTCCTGGCTTCAACCAACGCCGGCTCTATTAATGCTCCAACAGTTTCAGACAGTAGGGCACTGGCTAGGAGGTTTCACTTTGATATGAACATCGAGGTCATTTCCATGTACAGCCAGAATGGGAAGATAAACATGCCTATGTCGGTGAAGACGTGTGATGAAGAGTGTTGCCCAGTCAACTTTAAGAAATGCTGCCCCTTAGTGTGTGGAAAGGCTATCCAGTTTATAGATAGAAGGACACAAGTCAGATACTCCCTTGACATGCTGGTAACTGAGATGTTCAGAGAATATAACCATAGACATAGTGTTGGGGCCACCCTTGAGGCGCTATTTCAGGGCCCGCCAATATATAGAGAGATTAAGATCAGTATTGCGCCAGAGACGCCACCACCACCTGCCATTGCAGATCTACTCAAATCAGTAGACAGTGAGGCTGTGAGGGAGTACTGCAAAGAAAAAGGATGGCTGGTTCCAGAGATCAACTCCACCCTGCAGATTGAAAAGCACGTCAGTAGGGCCTTTATCTGTTTGCAAGCATTGACTACTTTTGTCTCAGTAGCAGGAATCATCTACATAATATATAAACTCTTCGCAGGCTTTCAAGGAGCATACACGGGAATGCCCAATCAGAAGCCCAAGGTACCCACTCTCCGTCAAGCAAAAGTACAAGGACCTGTATTTGAGTTTGCCGTAGCCATGATGAAGAGGAATTCGAGCACAGTGAAAACTGAATACGGTGAGTTCACTATGCTGGGTATCTATGATAGGTGGGCTGTTTTGCCACGTCATGCCAAACCTGGGCCAACCATCTTAATGAATGATCAAGAAATTGGTGTGCTAGACGCCAAGGAGTTAGTGGACAAGGACGGTACAAACTTGGAACTGACACTACTTAAGCTGAACCGAAATGAAAAGTTCAGAGATATTAGGGGCTTCTTAGCCAAGGAAGAGGTGGAGGTTAATGAGGCTGTGCTAGCAATTAACACCAGCAAGTTCCCTAACATGTATATCCCAGTGGGACAAGTTACAGAGTATGGCTTCCTGAATCTGGGTGGTACACCCACCAAGAGAATGCTTATGTACAACTTCCCCACGAGGGCAGGTCAGTGTGGCGGAGTGCTCATGTCCACTGGCAAAGTTTTGGGGATCCATGTTGGCGGGAATGGTCATCAAGGCTTCTCAGCGGCACTTCTTAAACACTACTTCAATGATGAACAAGGAGAAATCGAGTTCATTGAAAGCTCAAAGGAAGCAGGGTTCCCAGTCATCAACACGCCTAGCAAAACTAAATTGGAGCCAAGTGTCTTCCACCAGGTTTTTGAAGGCAATAAAGAGCCAGCAGTCCTCAGGAATGGCGATCCACGCCTCAGAGCCAACTTTGAGGAGGCCATATTTTCCAAATACATCGGAAATGTTAACACACACGTGGATGAATACATGCTGGAAGCTGTTGACCATTATGCTGGTCAATTGGCAACCTTAGACATCAGCACCGAGCCAATGAGATTGGAAGATGCTGTATATGGTACTGAAGGCCTTGAGGCTCTTGATTTAACAACGAGTGCGGGCTACCCGTATGTCGCTCTGGGCATTAAAAAGAGGGACATCCTCTCAAAGAAGACCAGAGACCTGACCAAGCTGAAGGAGTGCATGGACAAGTATGGCCTAAACCTACCAATGGTAACCTATGTGAAAGATGAACTCAGATCTGCAGAGAAGGTGGCGAAAGGGAAATCTAGGCTAATTGAGGCATCCAGTTTGAATGACTCCGTGGCAATGAGACAAACATTTGGCAACCTATACAAAACTTTTCACCTAAACCCAGGGATTGTAACTGGCAGTGCCGTCGGGTGTGATCCAGATCTCTTTTGGAGCAAGATACCAGTGATGTTGGATGGCCATCTCGTAGCTTTTGATTATTCTGGATATGACGCTAGCTTGAGTCCCGTATGGTTTGCCTGTCTAAAGCTACTGCTTGAGAAACTTGGTTACTCGCACAAGGAGACCAATTACATTGACTACCTGTGCAACTCCCATCACCTGTACAGGGATAAACATTACTTTGTGCGGGGTGGCATGCCATCAGGATGCTCTGGCACAAGCATCTTCAACTCAATGATAAATAACATCATAATCAGGACACTAATGTTGAAGGTGTACAAAGGGATCGACTTGGATCAATTCAGAATGATTGCTTATGGTGATGACGTGATCGCATCATATCCGTGGCCCATAGATGCGTCCCTGCTTGCTGAAGCTGGTAGGGATTGTGGGTTGATCATGACACCAGCAGACAAAGGGGATTGCTTCAATGAAGTCACCTGGGCTAATGTCACATTTCTAAAGAGGTATTTTAGAGCAGATGAACAGTACCCCTTTTTAGTGCACCCCGTCATGCCTATGAAAGACATACATGAATCAATCAGATGGACCAAGGACCCAAAGAACACCCAAGATCATGTGCGCTCGTTGTGCTTATTGGCCTGGCACAACGGGGAGCACGAATATGAGGAGTTCATCCGCAAAATTAGAAGCGTCCCAGTTGGAGCTTGCTTGACTCTACCTGCGTTTTCAACTCTACGCAGGAAGTGGTTGGACTCTTTTTAAATTAGAGACAATTTGAACTAATTTTAATTGGCTTAACCCTACCGCACTAACCGAACTAGATAACGGTGCAGTGGGGGTAAATTCTCCGCATTCGGTGCG